TGCTAATTGGTGGGTACAATTATGTCTTTATCCATTACATAAATCGGTTTTCCGATTTCTGAAAACGTTAGAGACTGATGGTACTTTCAATCAACATGCTCCTATTGACCGTTTAATCGGCTTAGGTATAACTAATGAGTCCTTTTCTTGCTTTGATTTAAGTAGTGCTACTGATCGATTACCAGTTAATCTTCAAGCTGATATTTTGAATTCAGTTGAAAGTGGATTAGGGTCAGTATGGAAACGTTTACTTGACATTAAATGGCACTATAAAGGTGAAGATATCAAGTACGCCGTAGGGCAACCTATGGGAGCATATTCTTCTTGGGCGATGTTAGCGCTGACCCATCATATTATTGTTCAACTTGCGTCTCAGAGAGCGGGTATCAGAGATTTCTCTGCATATGCCGTACTTGGAGATGATATAGTTATCCAAGATAATGATGTAGCAGCCCACTATCTAAACCTAATGGAAATGTTAGGAGTTAAAGTAAATCCTTCTAAATCAGTTGTTTCCAACGATTTATTAGAATTTGCTAAAAGACTTCGTACACGTACACATGATATTTCACCGGTTGGACCGGGAGCAATCCTTAGTACAGCACGTAGACCGATAATGGCGGGAACGCTTTTCGCTGATCTTGATCAAAGAGATATTATTTCTACATCCGATGCATTTAAAGCATACCTTTCCTCTTTTCCCTTTCGGGTTAAAAGAATTGGTATTGTTTTAAGTATTTTTGGTATTAGAGGTCATCTCTTATCACTTTCCCAACTGGACGTCGAAACGTTGAGCTGGATAGCAGGTGTAGAGTTAATAGACCAGAATGGTTTTGTGGAGTCCTTGAAAGAACACGCATATAGCATGGCTCTCGCGGAAGCAGATAAGGCAGTTGTATCAACACAATTAGAAGAAAGTTTATTTTATAAACATTTCTATCAACTTGCAGTTGGTAAGACTGTACTTCAAGATTACTTCGGTATCTTGACCTTATTTGTTTCTCCGATGTTTTGGTTATACCTGGAACAGTTTATTACTGCTTCAGTGAATGCTCAAAATCATCAGGAAGAACTTATTGATCTAGCACAAACTCAAGAGTTTGATTCCGTTCTTGACTTGTTATTCAAACATAACCTTGCTAATCTTTCGATTAGATGGAATATGAAAGAGCATCGTCGATATACAAACAAAGTAAAAGCTTTATCAGCTAATACACTTGTAAGCATGATTAACGATTATTACTCGTCTAGAGGGATCGCTCAAAAGGCGAACTTCTCTAAAATCCATAAAGGATTGTAGATTGGTCAGCTATTGGCATGCATGGATGCAACGGTTCTGCTGTTGTGACGTGCACTCGTGCCCCGAAAGGGCGACATGTGCTGAGG